TTCTGGTTAGAGAATACTTAGGGGATCTCATGGGGAAAGAAAAGACCATGACATTACTGGGATTAGTTATGTCAGGTTCGTAAGGTACCCCACTATCAATCAGTAGTGTGCACAGGGGATCTTTCACATCAGTTCTAACTGTCCTAATGTAGTAAGGACTGTGCCGTGTGTGGATTCCAGAAGAAGAGTCAACAAGTTGACTGACTGTTCCAGAAGGTTTAACGCAAGTTATACTGGCAGACTTATTTATTCCAAGGTCACCAGCATGTTCTTCGTTAGTCTCTATTGCTTTTTCTCTTAGCTTAGTGAGCAGGTCAGGTAGGTTCTCACCACTTGACCCATTCGTAAGTGGGCAATCCATTATACCTGTGAGTGAGACACCAAGTAGTCTCTCCTCTTCACAGTTTGTTTTCCACTTGTTAGTTAGGTACCTGAAACTTGTGAGACTGGACTGCCATGTACCTAGTATAGTTGCCAGTTCCACTTTCTTAGCGAGTGTGTGAACTGTGTCATCACTCCTCACAACTGCTTCAGTTAGGTTACAGAACTCTCGTGGTCTCAGGATTATCTCTGAACATGGGTTAGTTCCAAAGTCATCTCTCTCTTCTCTCCTGTCTCCTTTAAGTGGATTCTTTATGTCAACATTCAAATTATTAACATGCTTCTTAGCATTGGCACTACTGAAGATACCACGTTCACCAGACTTTGAGTTATACAGGGCTTGCCATTCCTTTAGAAAGGTACCCACATCTGGGTTACCATGATAGTTAGCAGAGTTGTTAGCTAGTGCACGTTGGGATTGTCTACCCCACCACTCTCCTGATTTACAGGTACGCATCTGCTCGTCACCTACATCACTCAAGGATAACAAAGCACTCCTTCTAACTCCTCCCACTACAACAACCTCTGCTGTCTTACACACTAAGTCATGACATTGTAATGTTGTCAGTTTAGTTGAGGTTGCATCTTTAAATGTCCTCACCGTAAACCTGAATAGTTCCTCTAAAGGTTCAGGCCCACTTGCTCTACCACCAAATGTTTTCAGAGGTGCACCTGCTTCCCTAACTCCACTCACATCCCACTTGGGTATTAGTCCAGAGTATAGGAGAGAGATCAGTTCTCGGAATGCCTTTGCCCATCCTAACTTAGAGTCTCTAACAACTATGAGAGAGTCAGTTTCGTGTAAGGTTTCAGGTACAAACGGAAGTAAACTAGTGTACTTATATTCAACTGAGAACCCAACACCAGTACCATTCATGAGAACGTAAAGGAGTTCATCAAAGGATCTTGGAGAGTCAATGGGTAGGTAAGCACAGTTATAACCAGCCACGTTCTCTTTCTCTAGTGCCTCACCTGCGGTCATTAAGCACCTCATTGACGGCATAATTTGCAGGGAATAAACTGCACTCTTTAGTGTACCTTCTAATGTCTTGTCTACTGTGTAACCACAGTTCTCTTTGAGGTGTCCTCTGAAGAATCTAAAGTATCTATCGACTGTCTCTTTCCATGTCTCTCTTCTTTTCTTTTCGTAGTCCCAACGTGAGTACCGAGAGAGGTGTATGTATTGCTGGTATTGTGTAGGTAGTTCATCCATTCTGTTCTTTCAATCTTTTAATGTTGGCTTGGTCATTGGACTTATCTAAAGGATGTCTTAAACTTTTTTCAACATAACTTCTCCATTGCTCTTTCTGTTTCTGACTCTTCTTTATTTTTACATTATCTAATTCTTCTCTTGATGTATTGTCATCTACATAAGGTACAACGTCAACGAACCCTGCCTCTTCATCAGTTGCAAATCTGGGAAGTTCTTCCTTTGGTTCCCATAAAGTCGGGTACTTATCTATTCCATTAAACTGTTCCTTCTGTAGTATGTATGCCATACGTGCTTGGAGTATTGCATAGTCCTCATCGAATCCCCTTGCCTTGTACGTTTTTCTTACTGCATCCCACCTGCTATCACCTTTCTTATCTGCCTCTTCCAGTACTCTGTTTGCAGTAACAGCACCAACACCAAGACAACCGGGGTATCCATCTACTTGGTCACCTGATAGTGCTTGCCTAAAGAAGTTCTTCTCTGCAATATCTTCTGATATATCATAGATAACTTTACCATCAAAGTCCCAATGCTTACCGGGAATAGTGAGTAGGTCTTTGTCTGTTGATACTACACATGTGTTCTCTGGATCAGCAGTACATTTTATACCCATGAGATCATCTGCTTCTAGCCACTTAGACTGTAGTGTGACATACGCATTTCTTAAGTACTTACGTGCTGGCTTGTAACACACAGGTTTTCTTATGCCTATCCTCTTAGCTTTGTAATCCGGATTAAGTTTCTTCCTAAAGTTATCATGTGAACTGAGGAATACTACTACATCATCTGCACCTGAGTCCTCCTTAAGCTGGCTAATCTCTGAATCAATTAGATTCCTAACTGCTTTGAAGTCACAATGAAGTGTCCATATATCATCACCCCAATCAACTTCCTTCTCACATGCACAACAATTTTTATAAACTAGAATGTCACCATCAATTAATAATTTCATTTATCCCTTTTGTTAGTGTGTTTCAGCCCAATTAGAACCGAAGGTGTACTCACCTGTTAGTGGTACCCTCAAATTAAGAAGGTTACCTGAGTTAGTGATTGCCTCTACTGCAATCTTTCCTACTTCATCTTCAAGTCCTTCACGAACAAGTACTTGTATCTCGTCATGAATGAAGGCAACTTGTTGGTAGTCCTTGTCCTCTGTGTACCCTCTTTCTTTCATCAACCTGTGAAATTCAACCACCCACTTCTTACATACAATAGCTCCTGCTGATTGACATAAGGAATTAAGTGAGGAGTGTGTTGATCTTACTGGAACCTTCCTTCCATCAATACCAAATAGGTATCCCTTCTCTGCCTTCTTGAATACCTCTTCTCTTAGTTTCTTAAATGCTGGTACCTTCTTGAAGAATCTGTTCTTTAGTTTCCTACCTTCTCCTTTATCCTTGCCCACAATCTGACCCAACTTTGCTTCTCCGGCACCATATAAAAGACCATAAATAAAAGTTTTAGCTTGATCCCTACTAGGAAGGTCAGCAGCTTTTCGGTTAGCTTCATGTATATCACCACTAACCACAGTCTTAGCATAACGACCACCATCAAAGGAAGCAAGATAATGAGACACAACCCTAATCTCAAGAGAACTAATGTCGCATCCAAGTAGACTAAAGCCTTGTGGTGCATAGAATAGTTTCCTACATTCTGTTCCATATGGTGTCTTGACACTAGGTACCTGACCGATATTAGGATGGGAGTGAGAGCAACGACTTGAAATTGAACCCATTGTATTAACTGATCCGTGTATCTTGCCGTTCTTTTCGTGATGTAACCAAGCATGTTTTCCCTCTGATAATTGAGCTATTAATTTATTCACACCAAATGCTTCTGCCATTAGCTTTGCTTCTGGATAAGGTAGCTTAGATAGTATCTGTTCATCCACCTTTGGCTCATTGGTTGGAGTAAACTCTTTAGGCTTCCAGCCTCTTAACTCCGTCAATCTTTTAGCTATGTGTTTACGTGAGTTAGGATTGAAGTCAACAATCTTAACCTTATTGTATGCTCCATTCTTTCTTGAACCCTCATCAACAATCCATGAACCAAAGATTTTCTTTAACTCACCTTGTAACTTGTTTCGTTTCTCTGCTAGTTGTGCATACAACTTGGATGCACCTTCAACATCAAAAGGAAATCCGTTCTCAGTTTGTCGTAAGCATATGGTGTGTATGTCATGCTCCAACTGTATTGAACCCTCTGGAAACTTAGCACCAAGTAACTTACAGTACAGTTTATAGTTAAGTCCAACATCATTCTCACAGTACTTAACCATCTCATCACTCAACTCTTCAAAGTTTGTGAACTCTCCTTTATCCAAGTTCAACCTCTGACCCCATGACTTGAGAGAGTGTCTACCATACTGGTCTTTGTCTATGGCTTGGTTGTCGGAGTCTCTCTTTGCTCTGTCTGGATAGATTAACCTAGACCAGACCAACGTGTCTCTTATCTTTTGTGTTGGTTCTGGTTCCCATTTGAAAAACGATTTTAGTGCAATAAGGTCAAACCCTAGAATGTTGTGTCCTATAATAGTGTCAAAATTTTTCAGTAAAAATAGTCCGTCTAATATTTCTTCACCTACAAAAGACCATAACCTATCTTCTTCTATGTCATAGAGTACTAAACAATGTACCTTAGTCAAGTCCTCTAATAGTCCGTCAGTTTCTATATCAAATACACATGTCTTCATCTTCCCCCCCACTTAAATCTCTCACCATTGCAACCATTGAATCTAAACACAGTTGACAAAACGTAACTGGAATATTACCGAACATACCAGTAACACCGTCACCCACAAACTTAGAGTTCTGTCCACATATGGAACAAGTGTCCGTGTGGAGTGATTCAAATATATCCATCAGAACACCGTGCTATCACCAGACCAACTCTCGTCCACTTCCTCCTCATCGAAGGGCATCTCATCTTTTGGTACCTCAGTTAGCCTACCTGTTTTACGGTCATAGTCCAGTTCACAAGCCACACCTGTTTCTCCTGTCCATCTGTTTTTAAGTACCCTAACTGTGGTACGGTCAGGGTCATCACCTTGCTGGTCTCTCTCACATCCAATCACTATATCAGATAGCTGTCCTATGGAGGCGGAACCTCTTAGTTGAGCCATGCTTGTTTGTGCTCCATCCTCATGACCCTTGTTACCTTGTGGTCTCTTCAGGTGTGACACCAGTATAAGACCACAGTTCACCTCTTCAACTAGACCTCTGAGTTTAGTCATTAGATTGTCAATGGTTCTTCTCTCGTCACCCTCTTCAAGACCTGATATTACGATAGATATGTGATCCAGTATTATGAAGCCACATCCACATGCAGTCACCATGTACCGTATCTTATTCAGGAGATTGTCTCCTTCAAGTGAACCCCAATGGTCATACATGTAGATTCTACCTGTGTTCAAGGTATTATCGAAGGCTTCCTTGAAGTCTTTTTCCTCGACCTCAACATTACCTAAATGTAATGGTTTGTTTAGATAGAGTCCCATGAATCCTAGTCCTGTCCTCTTGTTGGATTCCTCTAATGCAATGTAACCAACTGTTTCATCTTGGTTCAGCATGTGATTAGCAATTTCTCTACACACCTGTGACTTACCTATACCTGCACCTGCTGTGATAGTGACTATCTCACCCCTTCTCATACCAAGAGTCTTTTTATTTACCCCTTCATATGGATATTCACATGATGACATAGCATCTTCTGCACTTACTATGTCCCACAAATCTTTACCATTCACGATGCCGTCTGGTCTATAGACTTTAGCTTGCCAGATACAGTCAATCAACTCTCTTACTCTACCTTTAACTAACATATCATTAGCATCCTTCAAAGGTAATTTAGCTATCTTAGCCTTGCCGGGTGGTAAAACTTGAGCACATTCTCTTGATGCTCTAACACCTGCATCATCACTATCAAAACAAAAGATGACCTCTTCATATCCGTTCAATAGTTCTATGCTCTTACGTACAGCTTTTGAAGCTCCTGCTGATCCATTAGGAACAGAGTACACAGGCCACTTGTTACCTTGAGATTGTGAAACGGATAGTGCATCTATCTCACCTTCACAAACTATTGCTTTCTTACCTTTACCTGACCATAGGTGCTGACCATATAGACCTGCTTCCTTTATGTCACCTCTGGTGTGGAAGTCTTTGTTACGAAACCTGATTTTCTGTGCTACCCTCTG